ATTATTGGTCAAGAGTTTCCAACACAAGAATATTCATTCCTCTTAGAGGCAACAAGATAAAATGCCTTTTACAAAGTACGCAAATCTAGACTTTGATCAGATAAAAACATCCATCAAAGATTATCTACGTTCAAACTCCAATTTTACGGATTTTGACTTTGAAGGATCGAACTTTTCTGTTCTGATAGACACGTTAGCATATAACAGTTATATTACAGCATTCAATTCAAATATGATTGTGAATGAATCCTTCTTGGATTCTGCAACTCTAAGAGAAAATGTTGTTTCTCTTGCCGGAAATATTGGTTATACACCACGTTCTAGAACTGCTGCAACGGCACAAATATCCTTTGATATAGAAACTAACGATCCCACTCCCACACTCACTCTAAAGGCAGGTATAGTGTGTACAGGGAGTGCTAGTGACACCACATTTACCTTTTCAATTCTAGAAGATACTACAGCAAATTCCATACCCACATTTGATAGTGGAGGACAATTTGTAAAAGGAACCGCATCATTTAATAACATCGACGTATGTCAAGGGATATATTTAAGGAAACAGTTTTTATATGATGGTTCTTTAGATCAAAGATTTGTTTTAAATAATTCTTTCATTGATACCTCCAAATTAAAAGTTTATATCAGTAAAGATAAAAACACTAGAGGTATAGAATATACTCTCAGTAAAAATATTTTTAATATTGATAAGAATTCTAGAGTATTCTTTATTAATGAAGTTCAAGATGAAAAATATGAACTAAGATTTGGTGATGGTCTTATTGGTAAAAAATTAGGAGAGGATGGTGATGGAATCTATATCACCGCAGATTATATTATAACTGATGGAAGAGATGGTAATGGTGCTTCTAATTTCTCTTTCTCAGGTACTTTAGAAGCTAGTGATGGTGATGTTGTTGATCCAGGAACGGTTACAGTTACCACAAATCAAATTTCCTCTAATGGTGGGGATATTGAACCTGTAGATTCTGTTAGGTACTTTGCTCCAAAACTATATTCCTCGCAATATAGAGCAGTTACTTCGAGAGACTATGAAGCAATTATTAAAGAAATTTATCCTAATACAGAATCTGTTTCTGTTGTTGGAGGTGAGCAACTAGATCCTCCACAATTTGGTACAGTACAAATCAGTATCAAACCAAAGAATGGTAGTTTTGTTTCTGATTTTGATAAAAATAGAATTGCATCAGATTTAAAACAATATACAGTATCTGGAATAAATCAGAAAATAACAGATCTTAAAATTCTTTACGTTGAGTTGGATAGTTCTGTTTACTACAATTATTCTCAATTATCATCAGAAGAAAACTTAAAAACATCTGTTACGAATTCCCTCAGTCAATATTCACAATCTTTAGATCTCAACAAATTTGGAGGAAGATTGAGATATAGTAAGGTACAGCAAGTTATTGACAATACTGATGCCGCCATTACCTCAAATATAACAAAGGTTATTATTCGTAGAGACCTAAAAGTAGCATTAAATACTCTTGCTCAATATGAATTATGTTATGGAAACCGTTTTCATGTAGAATCTCAGGGATTTAATATAAAATCCACAGGATTTAAGATTTCTGGAGAAAGTTCTACTGTATATCTAACAGATACACCCAATCTCTTAACTAATTTACCAAATAAAGAAGTTGCAAAAACTGGTTTTATATCTTTAATTAAATTTGATTCTGCAAATAATATTGTTGTAATAAGAGAAGCAGGAACGGTTGACTATGAAAAAGGTGAAATTATTCTTTTCCCTATAAAAATTACAAGCACTACCTCTTCAAATAATATTATAGAGATTCAAGCATTCCCAGAATCTAACGATGTTGTTGGATTGAGAGACTTGTATATCTCATTAAACATTTCGAAAAGTACAATAAATATGGTGAGGGACGTGATTGCTTCTGGAGATGAAATATCTGGGACCAGATTTGTTAACGATTTCTACAACTCAAGTTATTCAAACGGAAATTTAATAAGAAAGTAGCATGATACAAACAGGAATTGAATCAAAAGTCAAGATTCAGGACATAATTTCCAGTCAATTACCAGAATTTATTTTGGATGAGAGTCCAAAAGCAGTTGATTTTTTAAAGCAATATTATATTTCACAAGAATATCAAGGTGGTCCCATTGATCTTAGTGACAATTTAGATGAATATTTAAAGGTTGATAATTTAACACCAGAAGTTATTGTTGATAGTACTACATTGAATGGTACTATAACATCTACCGACACTATAATTAATGTTTCTAGCACTAAAGGATTTCCAAATCAATACGGTCTTTTAAAAATTGATAATGAAATTATCTCTTATACTGGAATAACCGCAAATAGTTTCACTGGTTGTATACGTGGTTTTAGTGGAGTTACTGATTATCATCAAGATTTAAACAAGGAAGAGTTAATATTTTCTACATCAACTGCATCAGATCACAGTAGTGGTGTAACTATACAGAACTTAAGTTCATTATTTTTAAAAGAATTTTACAAAAAATTAAAATCTACTTTCACTCCTGGACTAGAAAACATTACTTTCTCAGAAAGTATTGATGCAGGTAATTTTATAAAAAGAGCAAAAGATTTTTATTCGTCTAAAGGAACTGATGAATCTGTAAAAATCTTATTTAAAGTTATTTTTGGTGAAACCCCTTCTATTATAAACTTAGAAGATTTTCTAATTAAACCATCTTTCGCAAACTATGTAAGAAGAGAAATTGTAGTTGCGGAAGCAATTTCTGGGGATATTTCAAAAATTGTAGGACAGTCTCTTACGAAGAGTAATGACGAAGATACATTTGCTTCAATTTCATCATTAGAACCTTTTACGAGGAAGGGAAAAACTTTTTATAAAATTGAACTTTACATAGGTAATGATGGAACTTCTTCCGTTGAAGGTGACTTTGTAATCACACCAAATACAAAGTTGATTGAAAATGCATCTGTAGGAGATTCTATTTTAACTGTAGATTCTACTGTCAGTTTCCCAGAGTCAGGAACTTTGATTTCTGGATCTAATACTATCACTTATACTGGAAAAAGTATTAATCAATTTTTTGGATGTACTGGTATTGATGCTGATATATCTAAAACATCAAATATCAGATCGAATGATACATACTTTTCTTATGAGAACGGAGATACTTCCAAAAAGGTTGAATTATTGCTCTTAGGAGTAATCAGTGGTATACAAGAACAAAATAAAAATTTCAAAACATCTGAGGGTGATTTAGTTCAAGTCAAAACTCTTGGAGATAAGGTAAAGAATACAAATTCCAATTGGAAAGAAATTTTTGCAAATTCTTTCTTATACAATACAAGTTCTAGATATCAAATTGCATCTTTTTCTCAGGGTAAATTTACTTTAGAATCTCAAATTGATAGATCTAGTTTAAAAATAGGAGATGAAGTTGAAATATTGGAAAGAGGCACTGAAACTGTAGAAACTTCAATAAGACCAGTTTTTATTGTCAATATTTTAGATAATAGTTTAGATTTAAGAAATAATCCCAGTTTAGAATCGGGTAAGCAATATGATGTAAGAAGAAAATTAAATAAACTCAATCACGCTGGAGCAGGATTCACAGACAATTCTTTGGTATCTGATGTTTCAAACATTTATTTTGATAATGATGAGTTTGGATATGTTGCTTCAAATTCAGTACCATCGAGCAGAAAATTTATCGGTGATGAATCTGGATTAACTACTATTCCGAATTATACGAATAACTTTGGTATTGATTTTAATCTTAATTCTGTTAGTATTGCCAGTACTTTTAATTTGGGAGATAAAGATAAGGATGTATTCAGTTCTATACTTTTAGGAGGAACTCAAGTTCCATTTATAACAGGAGATGAAGTATTTTATTCAGCAAACTTACCTGGAACAACTCAACTAGGAACTTTAGTTGGATTAGAAACAGGAACTTATTTTGTAAAAAAAGTATCAAATAATGAATTTAAATTATATGGTTCACAATCATTAATAGAGTCTGGAGAAAGTTTAACATTTCAAAAACCAACTAACTCTATTCAAGATTTTATAGGTTATCATACATTTGTTTTAAATTCTCAAAAAGATTCCGAACTTGGAATACAAAAACTTCTTAGAAAATTTCCATTAGAAAAAAATATTGAACAAGGTTCTGGAGAATTGACAGTTCATAGAACTACAGGAATGTTGATAAATGGTGTAGAAATTAGCAATTATAAGTCTAATGATAAAATTTATTTTGGACCAATTGAAGATGTAAATATTTTATCTGGTGGAAAGAACTATGATGTAATTAATTTACCAATTATCAGAGTTTCTACTGGTATCGGTACTACCGCAAAAATTCAACCAGTTATCAAGGGAAAATTTGAAAAAGTATACGTAGATTCTCAAGATTATAATATTGATAAAATTACCTCCATTAATATTTCTGGTGGAAATGGAAGTGGTGCTGTTCTTGAACCAGTATTAGTTTCTAGATCCAGAGAAGTTTTATTTAATGCAGATGAATCTTCTACTGGTGGTGGAGTTAATCAAACCACCAATCAAATTGCATTCCTGACAGATCATAATTTTACTAATGGTGAGCAGATATCTTATAATTCTTTGAGCAATACTCCAATAAAAATTGGTACACTAACAAATAATTCACCGATGCCTGATAATTCGGTTTATTTTGTTGAAGTTACTAATAATAAAGTAGTAAAATTATATTTCAATTTAAGTGATTTTGAATCAAGAAGTAATCCTGTAGGAATTTTTACAGGATCTGCGGGTAGTCACAAATTTTCAACTCTTTCTACCAAAAAACAAGTTGACAGTATCAAAGTTATTGATAGTGGAGAAGGATATACTAACAGGAAATTAATTGTCAATCCTACTGGAATATCTACGACAGAGCACACGGTTAATTTTAAAAATCACGGATTCAATAGTGGTGAAATTGTAGAATATGATTATGAAACCTCTGAAATTTCCGGAATTTCTAAAGCAAATCAATTCTATGTTTTGAAGATTGATGATAATGCATTTAGATTATGTAATGCTGGTGTTGGAGGAACAGTAGTTTCAAATTATGAGCAGGAAAATTATGAAAAATTCAATAGCACTGGATCTGGAGAACAATATTTTAAATATCCTGATATTTCCGTCTCAATTCAATATGTTACTGCCGGAATTGGAACAACTACACAAACACTTGAAAATCTAATAGCAACTCCTATCGTAAAAGGTGAAATTGTAGATGCATATGTTTATCAACCAGGAACGGGATATGGATCAACAGTTTTAAATTATGAAAATAAACCACTAGTAACTGTAGAGAATGGTAAACTTGCTCAATTATCTCCAGTTGTTGTTGGTGGTAGAATTACTAATGTTACTATCAGTTATGAAGGAATACAGTACTATTCTGTTCCAGATTTAGTTGTTACTGGTTCTGGAACTGGAGCAGAATTGAGAGCAATAGTCGATGCTTCAGGAAAAATATCAGAAGTTAAAGTTATTAATACTGGTATTGGATATTCTTCCACAAATACAAAGATTCAAGTTATTTCTTCAGGACAAAATGCTATTATTGATCCTCAAATAAGAACATTGACAGTTGATGCTAACGCAAGATCTTCCACAGGAGAACTTCTATCAATTGGTAAGGATAAACTTCAATATACAGTATTAAGATACTTTGAAGAATTAAGAAATGCTTTCTTAGAAGATGAAAATATATCAAAAATTGTAGGTTGGGCATATGATGGAAATCCAATTTATGGTCCGCGTGGATATTCGGTTCCTGGAAATAAATCCTCAGATAAAAAAATATTGCAATCTGGATATGTAGTTGATACCAATAATGTAGTAGATAGACCGAATGGATTTACCGCAGGATTCTTTGTTGAAGACTATAAGTTTGATGGAAGTGGAGATTTGGATGAATATAATGGAAGATATGAAAAAAATGACGAATATCCAAATGGTGTATATGCATATCATGCTACCATAGATCAATTCCCATATTTCATAGGTAATAAGTACAGATCAAAGTTGATTTTAGATTCTAATCTAGATCAATCGTTTGATTTCAATAATTCTAATTTATTGAGAAATACTTTACCATATAAGGTATCCGAAGAAAATGCAAATTATGATTTTATCAATGAAACTAGTGATGTTTTAGAGCAAAAAATAGAAATTTTATCTACAACTTCTGCTTCAATTGAATCTGTAAAAATACAAAATGGAGGTAATGATTTTAAAGTTGGAGATAAACTGATATTTGATGAAACTGGCACCTCTGGTAGTGGATTAAATGTTGTTGTAAAATCTATAAAGGGTAGAGATATTACAAATATTGTTACAAATACAACCACTAATTTAAATTCTATATTTTCGTGGGAATCTCCTAAAAAAGTAAAAATTTCAATATTACCAAATCACAATCTCTTAAATCTAGATTTTGTTACAATATCAGGATTTTCAACAGAGTTAACATCTTTAAATGGAACGCATCAAATTACTGTTCCATCTTATACAGTTGGAAGATGCCTTTCAACAATAACGAGTGTAGCATCTGTAGGTCTTACGACAGAAATATATGTTGCACCAGTTCCAGATGAAGTTTCAATTGGTAGTAGTATTTCAGTTGGAACAGAAACATTAAAAATTCTTGACATATACAGAAATGAAAATATTTTAAGAGTTAAAAGAGGATTGGCAGGAGTATCTCATAGTGAAGGAACTTCAGTATCCTTCTTGCCAGATTCATTTACTATTTCCAAGTCTGTAGATAAGTTTGAATCTGCAGTAAACAACACTATTTTCTTTAATCCTCACGAATCTGTTGGAGTAGGAACAATACCTGGTGTTGGATATTCAACGTCCTTTGATTTTGGAGATATTGCCGTAGTCAGAGATATTCCAACAAAAGGTCTTCATATTGAAAATCATCCGTTCAAAACAAATCAATCAGTCATTTATAATGCTAACGGAACAACATTATCAATATCTACTGATGGCCAAACTCAAAGTAATATTCCATCAAATCTCTTTGTTGTCAACAAAAATCCAAATCTTATTGGGTTAAAGACCTCAATTAATGGTGAAGAGTTATTCTTCCATACTAATGGTGTAGATAATGACGAATATTCACTGAGATCTAACTTTACAGAAATAACTGGTGATGTTGAAAAGATTGTAGCAACCGTTTCTGTTTCTACTTCGCATGGACTTCAGAATGGAGATAGTATTACTTTAGATGTAAAACCAAATCTTTCTGTTGGTATAGGAACCTCTACATCAGTTCGTGTCATCTATAATACTGAGATTGGCAATATTGTCATAAACCCAATTGGATTTAATTCTACTGGAATCAATTCAACAACCAATGAAATCACTATTGCCGATCATGAATTAAAAACCGGAGATAAAGTCCTTTATGAAAATGGTCCTTTAAGTGGAATTGAATATTTTGTTTCTAAAGTCAATAAGAACAAAATCAACTTATGTGAAAGTTATTTTGATTCTCAACAAGTTCCTCCATCCATTGTTAGTTTTGCATCAACTGGAGGTCTAAATCAAAAATTATCTCTCATTAATCCACGATTGGATTTAATTGAAAATAATAACTTGGTATTCGATCTTTCTGATACAAGTTTAGTCAATTATAATTTAAAACTTTATACAGATTCTCAATTTAAAAATGAATTTGTATCCACAGGATCTAAAACTTCATTTAATTTATCCGGAGTAGGTACTGTCGGACTTGGAACTACTGCAACACTGACTTTAGAATATGATTCTGCAGTTCCAGAGGAATTATATTACAATCTGGAAAAAAATGGAGTAATATTAAATCCAGATACTGATGTTCAGAAAAATTCCAGTATTCGATATAATGCCAGTGTTTATAACAATACTTATAGTATAAGTGGCGTAGGAACAACAACTTTCAATTTAAATATTGATAAAAAACCCGAGAGATCTTCGTATATCTCTACTGATTGCGATACTCTAGAATATTCTACAATATCGATTTCTACAACTGGATCTGTTAAATCACTAAGTGTTTTATCTTTTGGATCTGGATATAAAGAAATTCCAATTCTAAAATCTACAAATTCTGTTTCTGGTTCTGATTTAATTGTTAACTTAGAATCAAGTGCACTTGGTTTAGTAAAAGAACAAAGAATTTTAAATAATAGATTTACTTATTCTTCAGATAAAACACTAAGACCTGAAGTTAGTGCATCTCCAAATTTAACATTAAAAGACTCTAATACCATAGACACTCTGACAATTTTAAATGGTGGAGATGGATATACTGAAACTCCAATATTAACTCTTGTAGATTCCACCACAAGAAATGTTATTAATTCTGGTTTATTGAATGCAAATATAACAGGATCTTCTGTTTCCTCCGTAGATATTAAAGTTTCTCCAAAGGGACTGCCTGATAATGGTACAGAAATCTTTACTACTAATAATACAAATGGAGTTGCTGTTGTTAAAGTAGAATCTTCAAATATTGGCATATTTACATGCTTTATATCGACACCATCTAGTGGATCCTTTGCAGTTGAACCATTTGCAGTAGGTGATCTTGTATATGTTGAAGGAATTCAAAAACTCGGCAGTGATGGTGAAGGATTTAATTCAGAAGATTATGGATTTAAATTCTTCAGGGTAAGCAATTATGATAATAGTCCTCCGGATAGTGTTAATAATAAAGTAACATTTGATATATCCGGATTAACTACAAACCCTGGTATTGCAAAGACTGTTCAAGATTTTAGTGGAGTTTTAATTAATGAAAATGATTACCCATCCTTTAAACTAACCCAGAAACAATCTACATTCTTAGTTGGAGAAACCTTATCCTCAAATAATCAACTTATAGGTTTGACAGTTGTAGAAAGTAATGGAAATCAATTAAAAGTTTCTGGACTATATGAATTATCTGTTGGAGAAATTATTACTGGAACCGCATCTGGTAATATTGCTACTATAGAAAAATTAACTGCTAATGAGGCAGTTTTTGATGTAAGTTATTCTAACTTACAAAATATTGGATGGGATACTGAAACAGGAAAATTAAGTGAAGATTATCAAGTCACTTCAGATAATAATTATTATCAAAATCTTTCATATTCGATAAAAAGTTCAGTAACATACAAAGATCAACAATCTCCTGTAGAAAACTTAGTTCATACTAGTGGATTAAAGAACTTTGCAGACACTCAAGTATCTTCATCTGTTAATGCAGGATTAGCAAAATCTAGTGATGGATTTACCATTGTTTATGATGTAATTGATCAAAAGAGAGTAGATACTATTAATAACTTTGATAATGTTGTTGATAGTGAGGTTGTTGATGAAAAATCGAAGTTCTTGAGATTCCAAAATAAGAGATTAACCAATTATACCGATTTAAAAAATCTCAACGTATTAAGTATTGATGATATCAGTAATCAGTTCTCAAATTTTGAAGATGAAAATACTGAATTCTTATTGATAGAAGAAACTGATGATGCATTATATAATAATTATCTGTTTAGAGTTGTCAGTGAAGATGGCAGTCAAGTACAATTAACAGATGTAACTACATTAAGTACTGGAAAGGAAAGTGTCATTGTTGAAAATGAATCTCTACAAAATTCAAATACTTCATATGGATCCTTTGATTTATTTGAAAATGAATTTAATGAAACTTTCTTAAGATTTGTTCCTGTTGATGCTTTTGAAACAAACTACAATATTAAATTAATTAAACAAACTTTTAATTCAAATACTGCTGGTGTAGGAACATTATCTGTTGGATTTGTAGATTTAACTGGATCTATAATTTTAGAAAACACTTCTGTTGGTATAGGATCAACTACAATCATTTCATTAAATTCTAGCAATTTTGAATCTCTTTATGTTAATGCACAAATAATTGAAACTGATACGAATAATATGAATTATGTGAGATTGTATATCGCACATGATGGCACAAATACTTTCATGTCCGAATACTATATTGATAATGAATTGAAGAGCACATCAGGAAATCAAATTGGTATATTCACTTGTACTGACTTAGGAGGTGGAGTTTTATCATTAGTGCATGAAAACACTTCTCCTAATCAACTTAAGATAAAAACGAGTATTGTTGGATTTGGAACAACTAACCCAACTGGAGCAGGAACATTTAGATTTAAATCTAATGATCAATCAGATGGACAGGAAAGAAGTGCAATTTATCAATCCGATTTCCAAACCACCGTTTCTTTAGCATCCACAACTATTCATACTTTAGATAAGACATTATTCAATGCATCAAAATCTGTAGTACAAGTCAGTATAGGTTCTAGTAAAGCACTTCATCAAGTCATGATGATTTTTGATGGAACTGATGTTTATACTCAGCAGTTACCTTTACTCTCAGTAGATTCTACCGAAAATACTTTAGACACTTTATCTGGTATCGGAACATTTGGTGGAGAAGTCTCTGGTAGTAATTTGATATTGAAGTTTTATCCAGATGATCAAACTCAGCAAACTGATATTGAAATCTTCAGTAAATCATTGTATACCGGAACAGATATTCTTAACAACTACAATGATTTAACATATGGATCTATTACTGAAAGTATTGATGAAAAATTCTACAATGCAATTAATGGTGAAAGAATTAATAGAAAGAACTTTAAACTGACCTCAAACAATATACCAATCTTCTCAAAACAATTTAATCCAAATTCAGTATCCTTAGCAGCAACCACTGGAATATTTACTATTGAAGATCATTTCTTCTATACTGGTGAAGAATTAATTTATACTCCAAACTCCACAATCGTTGGTGTTGGCACTAGTGCTATGATGACAAGTGCTACTGATCTTTTACCAAGTTCGGTATATGCTATTAAACTTACTGAAGATACTTTTAAAGTTTCAACATCAATTTCAGATGCAATAAGTGGAATTGGAACAACATTTACTTCTTTAGGAGAAGGAAATGCTCATAAATTTACTATGAAGAAGAAAAATTCCAAGTGTATTATTACCGTTGATGAATTGGTTCAATATCCAATTGCACATACTGGAATAACTCATACTTTATCAGGAAATATTGGAGGTACACTAGGAGTTAGCACTACCTTTGTTTCTTTAAGTGGAATTTCAACAATCAATATACAAGACATATTGTATATTGATAATGAGTTTATGGGCATAGTTAATGTTGGACTTGGAACTACAAATATTGGTCCAATTACTAATAGTGGAAGTATAAATCTCGTCGAAGTTAATAGGGGATTTGTTGGATCTTCTGCAGCATCTCACTCAGACTCTACTGTGGCAAGAATTTATAAAGGATCATTTGACATTGTAGAGGATGAAATTCATTTTGCAGAAGCACCTAGAGGAAATCCTCAAATCGATAGAACTAAATCTAATTTAGATTTTGAAACATCTTCATTTACCGGAAGAACATTCTTAAAATCTATTGTTGATAATAATAATAACTTACGGGATATTAATAAAGTTTATGATAATATATCTGATCAATTTACAGGAATAGGAAGAACATTTACATTAACTGTTGGTGGAGCAAATACTACTGGTATTGGAACTGAAGGTGGAAGTGGTCTTGTCTTTGTTAATAGTATCTATCAGTCACCAAAGACTGCAAATAATCCTACTATATTCAATTATGAAATTAATGAGAATAGTTCTGCAGGAATAACAACTGTAGAGTTTTCTGGAATAACAAAACCAAAGTCAGATCCTCTTGAATTTGTAACCTCTGATACTGATATTAACCTCAATGAAACTCCAAGAGGTGGAATTATAGTTTCACTTGGATCTACTCCTGGACTTGGATTTGCACCACTTGTAGGTGCTTCCGTAACTGCTGTAGTAAGTGGTGGATCTATTATATCTGTTGGATTAGGAACCACCGATAATCTTGGATCTGGATATAATGGATTAGTTTCTATTGGAGTAACTGTTTTTGAGGAAGGTCACTCAGGAACGGCAGCAGTAATAACAGCAACTTCAAATGTTGGTGCAGGTGGAACTTTATCTTTTAATGTTGTTGGTGGTGGCACTGGATATACAAACCCACAAATATTTGTTTCCGATCCATCATATAAAAACCTCCCTGTTACTGGAGTTTCTAGACTTGGAATTGGAGCAACAACAGATGCGGGAATTGGATTATTATTAGATGTCAAAGTTGGTGGATCTTCTACAAGTGTAGGAATAGGATCTACTCATTTTGAAGTAACAGAGTTTAAAATTTCAAGATCAGGATATGCATTCCAAAAAGGTGATGTATTTAAACCAGTTGGTTTAGTTACGGATTCTAGGTTATCCTCTCCAATATCCAATTTTGAACTTACCGTACTCGAAATATATTCTGACAACTTTGCTGCTTGGGAATTTGGAGAACTTGACTATATTGATTCTATCAGTCAACTTCAAGATGGACTTAGAACCAGATTCCCACTCAATTATAATAGTGAACTTCTCAGTTTCGAAGCTATTGAGGGAGAACCAATTAAAAATAATATTAATAATGTGCTGATAATTTTCATAAACGGCATTCTTCAAGAACCTATAACCAACTACGTATTTGAAGGTGGAACCTCCTTTGTATTTACAAAAGCACCTTTACCTGAAGATGAAGTTGAAATTTATTACTATAAGGGTCTTAAAGGTGCAGATGCCATAATAAATGATAATGTCAAACCAACCATAGAACCTGGTGATATTGTTCAAGTCAATAGTAACAATACTATTTCAAATACGATAAGACAAGAACAGAGAACAGTTTATGATTTAACGACTTCTGATACAGTTGAAACTAATCGTTATGCTGGTATTGGAGTTGATGATCAAAATCAAAAACCAGTTTCATGGACTAAACAAAAAATAGGTAAAAAAATTAATGGTGAGTTTATATCTAAAACTAGAGATTCAATAGAACCTTTAATTTTCCCAACCGCAAAAATTATTAAAAATGTATCAATAACTGATAGTGAAGTATTTGTTGATAATGTAACACTATTTGAATTCGAAGACATTAGAAATAATGAAGAAGCACCTGATAAACCATATCCAGATGGTTCTACACCATGCAATGCTTTAGTTATAAATGGAATTTCAACAACAGGGTTTACAACTGGATTGGTTGAAAATATCACAGGATTTAGTGTTATAAGTGGTGCTTCTGGAATTGTTACTGGAATCGGGGTAACTGGAGGTGGATCTGATCCATTATCTATCACATTCTCGATTATAGATACTGATTCGACACTCAGTGGTATAGAAACAGGATATCCTATTTACATTAATGAAACTAATGTTGGTAATGGAGTAACTGCAATTGATATTAGTGGTTCAGATTCCAACGTTATTGGTATCGGAACTACGTGTTTAGATAGCATTTATTATATTGCTGATTGGAGTTCTACCCAATTGATAACAAACGTACATGTAGGAGTTATAACTTGCTATGTACACTCTGATGTAAATACTGTTGGAATTGCCACTACCGGAAGTTATCCAAATGATCTTGTTGGAAGATACTCCTGGGGTAAATTGTCAGGTGGAACAAGATCTTCAAATCCAATATCTATTGGTGTTACTGAAAATATTATTTCTGGATTGTCAACATATCCAACAATTCAAAGAAGAGGTATTGGAATTAGAAAAACTGGTGCTCTTCCTAAAAGAGAACTTTAAATATATCGTATAAATATCTAAAAAACTATCAATATGGCTGCATTCGTAACAGATCAATTTAGAATATTGAATGCTGGTTCTTTTGTAGAGTCTATCAGTAATAATTCTTATTATGCTTTTCTGGGATTATCAAATCCAACATCTGTTGGTTTTGGTAGAACTTCTAATTGGAATACCAGTACAACCAATAATCCTGTAGATAATCTACAATATTTGTCTCATTATAGAGATACTAGTTTATTTGGTAGAAAAATTACTGCAGAAAATGCTAGAAGAGTTGTAAGAAGGATAGATTGGGTTAAAAATAATCCCTTTGATATGTATAGGCATGATTATGGACAAGGTAATCCTTCCCCAGTTAATAAGGCTTTAACATTATATTCCGCAGAATATTATGTAATTACTGATGAGTTTAAGGTTTATATCTGCCTTGATAATGGAAGTTCAGGATTATCACCTACTGTTCAAAGATCAACTGAAAAACCAACACATACTGGGACGCAAGCCGCCACACTGAGTGATGGATATAAGTGGAAGTATTTGTTTACAATATCACCAGCAGATGTTATTAAATTTGATTCTACAGAATTTATTGTTGTTCCGAATGATTGGGCAACTACAACAGATTCTGATATTCAAATAATCAGAGATGGTGGAAATTCCGACAATAATGATAATCAAATTCAAACGATATATATTGAAAATGGTGGGGATGGATATCAAGATGAACCATTTTCTGCTGATATTGTAGGTGATGGAACTGGAGGAAGAGTAAGTATAGAAACGACTAATAATAAGATAACCAATGTAACAGTGACAACAGGAGGAAAGGGATATACTTACGGAACTATTGATTTGAGTGGGACATCTGGAAGTGGTTCAAAATTGATTCCAATTATTCCTCCTTCTAAGGGTCATGGTCACGATATTTACACAGAATTAGGAACCGATAAAGTATTATTATATGCTAGATTTGATGATTCGACTAAAGATTTTCCTATAGACACAAAATTTGCTCAAGTTGGTGTTATAAAAAATCCACAGACTTTTGGAGAAGGAACGACTTTCTCTGGTAACGAATTTTCATCACTTTTTGCTATTAAATTAACTAGTGAAGTGACACTTAATGTCGGAGACCTTTTAACACAAACTGTAACCACTAACAATGTTACAACAGTTGCAAAAGGATATGTAGCTTCTTACGATAAAGAAACTAACATTGTAAAATATTATCAAGATAGATCTTTATGTTTTGGTAATAAACTAGATCAAACACACAATAATTTGACCTCTGCTATTGTAGGATTTAGTACTGCTATTGCTTCTTTAAGTACCGGAACTATAGACACAAGTTTCAATGGTAGTGTGGTGACAATTAACTCTAAACAAATTAATTTAGGAGTTAATTTTGAAAATGGACTTGCAAATCCTGAGATAAATAAAAAGACAGGGGATATAATTTACATCGACAATCGACCC